AAAAAAGATGTTGACGAATTCAAGAAAAATACATACCAGAATAATAAGGATGATGCTGATAGTGTTCTGGATCAGTTGCTTTTTGGTAATTATGAGAAAGCATTTACCGATTCTGAGCAGAGTATGTCTGATTATGAGAATAAAATTACTACTCTAATGACTCAGGCATATTCCCGTCAGAGAAAACTTAGCAATGATTTATATAAAATGGCTGGCAATAAAAATTATTCTGAACAAGAATATACTGAAAAAATGAATCAGCGTAATGGTGTTCAGGCTACATATGAAGCATTAAAAGCACAGATCAAAAATTCTGGTAAAAATATAGATTCAGATAGTTTAATTTCAGATATAAAAAATGCCTCCGATTTTGACAGAAATAATATTTTAGGAAATTTAAAAGAGTCATTATCTAGCCAAATAAATGATTTTGAAAATTCTCTCAAGCATATGCAGAATACTATGAATCTTCCGGATGGTATTGCTTCATTAAAAGAGAAATTAGAAAGCGCATTTACATTTGAGAATGGAGCCGATAATCTTGGCAATTTCAAAAATAGAATGCAGGATTTTTATCAAACTTTTGATTCTCTTAAGGGAAGTTCATTCATACAATTTGCAAATGAATTTGGAACCGCTTTTGATAGTTTAACTAAGGCAGAAAATTCTTCTGGTAAGGTTTCGGCATATACGGACAAATTAAATGGTTTTGTTGAATCATATAATGATATTGTAACCAGGTTTCATAATAAAGAAATTGATACTAGCCAAGCTCAAGATGAAATTTCTGAATTAGCATCTAAAATGCAAGATTTTCAAAAAGTTGCTAAAAATTACGATAAAACAAATAGCAAAGGAACTTATTTAGAAGGAACAAAAGGACTGGTACAAGATACAAAAGATGTTGAAACAATGCTTACAGAATACGCTAATTCTATCGGATTAACATCTAAGATTTCTTCATCTATCAATGAAACTACCGGACAAGTAAAGATGCAATTTGCTGATATATCTGGTAATGTTGTTACTTTAACTGGTAATCTTGAAAAAGCAGGAAATGCAATGCGCATTATTTCTAGCACTGCCTCCAAAGCATCAACCGGGATGTCTTCATTCGGAACTTCTATTAAAGGTATGGTATCAGGAAACTTTAAAGGTGCTATTGCAGATATTGCAAGTTATGTTTCTTATTTCCAGGTAACCATGAAAGCAATTCAGCAGGCCAAACAAGGCTTCAATGATTTCTTAAATTTCCAAAAAGACTTAACAAATGTTAGTTATACAATGAATTTATCGCCGGATCACTTACAGAATCTTGGTACTTCTGCAATTGATATGGCAAAAGATTTATCAATGTCCTTGGATAATACTATGGACATTTATAAAATCTATGCAAACATGAATACTACTGCTTCTGAAATTCAGCAGACAGCTAAACCAACTGCTATCTTAAGTAACTTAAGTAGTGTTGATGCCTCTACTGCTGCCGATCAGGTACAGGGTATTTTACAGCAGTTCCATATGTTAGAAGATGGATCTACTACTGCTGCTGATGCCTCTATGCATATTGTCGATGTTCTGGATAAAGTTTCCGGAAGTGTGGGAATTGATTACGCTAAAGGTATCAAAATTATTTCTGATGCTGTACAGGCTTCCGGTCAGGTTGCTTATGATGCAGGTATGTCATATGAACAGCTTGCAGCTATTACCGCTAAAGTATCAGAAAGAACTCGTGAAGATGGATCTTCAATTGGTAATGCTTTGAAGACAATTATCACAAGAACTACAAAAG